TATTTGATAGAACCGATTTTAACACATACGGTGTTTTATTGGAAACCGTAAATAACTCTAAAAATATAATTTATTCAGGTAACTTTTGGTGGTTGACCGGTGAATATGCTAAAACCATAGATATTATCGGTGTTGATAAAAATAGATGGAATGCGGAACTTCAATATATTCAGATGGGGACTAATTGGAAACCACATTCCGAATATGGTACAAATAATCAACTAATAAAAGAAATTAGAAATATTAGAAAAGAAAATTATACTTCACTAATATAAGTAATTTACCAACATATAAATAAAGAAAAATGTTAATACAATCTATCCTATTTACAAAAGACGAATGTGAATCTATTATAAATTTAAAAGATAAGTACCCATTATTAGGTGACAATGGTAGATGGGATGAATTTGATAATTTTAGATATAAATTTTACGGATTGGATTATCTACCCGATATCGATTGGGTTATTGATAGAATGTGTAATTATTTCGAAAAAGAAACGAATCTACACATTTTTTTTAGACCGACAAAGTTAAACTTACATCACTATACATCAGGAGATGAGTTCAGTAAACACATTGATACAGGAACCCCTATAAAGGAATGGAATGTTGGTATCATATTAAACGAAGATTTTGAAGGGGGTGATTATTTAGTATTTGATGAAAATGATAAACCTATTTTTATCGACAAAAAGATAGGTAACGTATGTATATACCAATCCCAAACACCACACCAAGTCACCCCAATTATAAACGGAGAACGATGGGCAATTGCTATGTTTATACATAAGTTTAGAATGAAACCTAGAAATCTTTTATGAAAATTTTAATATTGGCTACCCCAAGAAGTGGATCAACATCCTTGACTAAGTTTATTGATTCACATATAGAATTACCTAATTATAAAATGTTTATGGAACCATATAACGATTCTAATTATAAAGATTATTTTGATAAATTTGATTGTGAAACAATAGAACCATTATTAAGTTATGATAATATTTTAGTAAAAAACTTATTAATAGTTGGTTATGACGAATTCCCAAGAAAAAACTTCAATAATGTACATGAATATTTTGAATGGTGCGACACATTTTTTGATAAAATTGTGATATTAGATAGAAAAAATAAAACCTATCAGGCGGAAAGTTTTACTATCAATGAAACGTGGAGTAGAGAAAGAGGGGTTGGATGGCATATCCCAAAAATATATGACGTGACAAAAATTAAACCTTCATATATTGAAACCATGATTAAAAGATATAACGAATCTAGTGATATTTTACATAACCTATCACAAAATAAAAAATACCCATTATTTTATTACGAAGACATATATGAAAAGCACGATGAGGGTACTATAAACGAGTTATTGGAATATTTGGGGTTGAAATTAATCCGAACCCATTATGAAAAATATATATTATCCCCGAATAGAAGGGTTAGAATAGATGTGACCCACAGAAAAATGATTTAAATTATAAATTCAATTCATAACTAATTAAGAAAGAATAACCCACAACCAAAGTATTTATCTAAGTATATAATACCAAAATTAGATGAATATATTTGACGCACACATATCAGGGTCCTTATCCGTATCAAGTTCGGCCGAAATCTCCAATAATTTACTCATTTCGGGTAATTTAACAGTACTTGGAACAATTAGTGGTAGTATTTCCGGTTCAATCACAAATGCGGACAACGCAAATAAACTTGCGGGTAAAGGTGTAACTGAATTTGCAACCACAGGAAGTAATAATTTTAATGGTAATCAAACAGTTACAGGGTCAATAATTGCCACTCAAATATCAAGTTCTTTTACAGGTAGTGGTACAGGTTTATATGGAATTCCAGCAAGTGGGATTACAGGATTAAACCTATCTCAGATTGGTGAAGGGTCATCTACCGCCTCTATTTCAAGTACAAACGGTTTAAGGATTAATACAAACACCGAAATTACAGGAGCGTTAACGGTTACAGGACAAATATCAGGTTCATTTAAGGGAGACGGTACAAATCTATACAATATTCCAGCAAGTGGAGTTACAGGTCTTAATTTAACACGGATTGCCGATGGAGCTACCACAGCATCCGTTTCAAATACAAACGGATTTAGAATTAATTCAAATACCGAGATAACAGGAGCATTAAAATTAAATAAGGTAGATTTAGGTGATGATATTGTTGAAATTACCCTTACAGATGGTGGTGGAAAATATTACATTAATGGAGCTAAAAATCCAAAGTTAGCGTTTACTAAAGGATTCAAATATAGATTTTATTATAATAACAATAACACTCACCCATTACTTTTTTCTTTAACTGACGACGGTGAACATAATGGTGGAACAATATATACCACAGGAGTAACAACTAATGCTGACCCTTTTTATGTTCAAATTGAGATTACGGATGCAACTGCAACAACATTCTATTACTTCTGTGACCATCACGTTGGTATGGGTAATAGTATTTCAGTATATTCAGATTTTTTAAGTGGTCAGGCTAGTGGTGACGTTATTGTTGTAGAACCCGGAACTTTAGCGACTACCGGATCAAATAATTTTATTGGTAATGAAAAAATAAGTGGATCATTGGCCGTTACAGGGTCCCTTGGAATTAGTGGTTCACTTATTCTTACAGGTTCTGTTGATATTACAGGTTCAATGACTTTAAATGGTCAACCAATTGGTACAGGTAAATTAGACGAAACAAGTTTTAATTCATACACATCATCAAATGATAGTATAGTTTTGTCTTTGGAAACCTCAACAGGGTCTTTGAATGCATTTACCTCATCTATTGACACAACAATTAAAAATAAACTTAATACAGAAACGGTTATATCTGGAAGTATTCAAGTTTTAATAACAGGAACCACAGGATATTCAACATTTAGTTCAAGTGTATCCACAAGTATAGGTTTATTATCTAGTTCAGTTGCAACAACAACAAGTGGATTATCTTCTAGTATCGGTTCTTTAAGTTCTAGCGTTGCTACAACAACAAGTGATTTAAGTTCAAGCATCGCAACAACAACAAGTGGGTTAACAAGCACAATAACAAGTTTAAGTTCTAGCGTTGCCACAACAACATTAGGATTAAGTTCTTCATTATCAAGTTCTATTGGAATTTTAAGTTCATCTGTTGCAACAACAACACTTAATTCAAATAATAGAGTCGACTCAATTGAAACAACTACTGGCTCATTGAATTTATTTAGTAGTTCCATTAACACAACAATTAAATCAAAATTAGATAGTGAATCAGTTATTTCTGGATCAGGACAAATTTTAATAACAGGAACAACTGGTTATTCAACATTTAGTTCATCTATTGCAACAACAACTAACGGGTTGAGTTCAAGTATTGGTTCTTTGTCTTCATCTGTTGCAACAACAACAAGTGGACTAAGTTCAGGTATTAGTTCTTTATCATCATCTGTTGCCGCAACAACAAGCGATTTAAGTTCTAGCGTTGCAACAACAACAAGTAATTTAAGTTCAAGTATTGGTTCTTTATCTTCTTCAGTTGCAACAACAACATTAGGTACAAAAAATCGAGTAGATTCAATTGAATCAAAAACAGGTAGTTATGCAACAACCGGTAGTAATATATTTCAAGGTACACAAACAATTACGGGTTCATTATATATCTCCCAAGATTTAATTGTTGCTGGTTCGTCATCAATACAAAACATTAGTTCGTCAATCGTTAATATTGCGGATAATATTATAACAGTAAATGCTCTTAATCCATCAGTTAGATTTGGTGGTTTAGCGGTTATTGATAGTGGTTCATCACCACAAGTATCCGGATCAATGTTATTTGATTCGGTAAATAACCATTGGTTATTTGTCCATCAAAATCAAGCATCAGTAACATCATCCGTTTTATTAATGGGACCTGAAACCTATAATAATCTTGGTAATGAAGCATATCTCACATTAAACCGAATACCTAAAGGTACCGGTATAGAACATTTGAATGATAGTAACATTACAGATACAGGTACATTAGTTTCTATAAATTCAAATACAGAAATAACAGGTACATTAAATGTTACGGGAAATATTACTAACCCTAATATAAGTGCAATTCAATCGGCAACTGGAAGTTTAAATACCTTTACATCATCCTTATTAACGGCAATAGAATTGACAGGTTCAAATCTAACTGTTAGAGGTAACTTCTTAGTTAAAGGTACTACAACAAACGTTAACACATCAACATTAGATGTTGATAATAATCTTATTAACTTAAATGGTAACGGAGCATCATTTGCTGGTATAAGGATTAAAGACACAACAGGTCCAAATTTAGTATCGGGTTCATTATTATGGGATTCTTCAAACGATTATTGGATTGCGGGTCAGTTAGGTTCAGAACAAAGATTGATAAGAGAAACGGAATTTAACAATGCCGTTACAAGAATAGGTAATGTTGAATCAAGTACGGGTTCATTGAATTCATTTACATCTTCTATTAATACAACGATTAAAAATAGATTAAACACCGAAGGTGTTTTAAGTGGCTCTATTCAAGTTAATCATAATGCAACAACAAATTACGTATCTAACCAACATATAGATCACACAACGGTTTCAATTACCGCCGGTAGTGGTTTAACGGGAGGTGGTGATATTTCAACAACTCGGACAATTAACATAGGTGCAGGTAACGGTATAACAGTAAACGCTGATGATATTGCAATTGACACTGCGTCAGCAACATTTACCACAGGTGTTAAATCTAAAATGAACACTGATGGTGTTATATCGGGTTCGGCACAAATTGATGGGTCATTGTTAGGTTCTAATAAAACAATTACAATTGGTTCCACATCAACAACATTAGGTGGCACATCAACGTCACTTGCTGGTTTAACGTCGGTTACATCAACAGCATTTACAGGCTCAATACAAGGTTATGCAACTAGTGAAACTTTATCAACCGTTACAGGTAGAGGTGCGTCGACAACAAATAGAATAACAATAACAGCAACAGGAGTAGGAGGTACTCCACTACTTAGTTTGGGGGTTTCAAATGCCGCGTCATTTGTACATGGACAAGAAACGTTTGCGCCGAATTTAACATCAACTCAAGCAGTTATTAACCCAATTGGTGTTGCTGGTAGTACTAAAAATGCTGGTTACATTGGTTACAAATATAGTGGAACCGGCGGTTCAAATGATAACTTATTAACATTCGGTCATTGGGGTGCTGATCATTTAATGACCATGAATGGTGCCGGTAACGTATCTATAACAGGTACTGTTAGTGCGTCAAATTTATCAGGTACAAACACAGGTGATGAAACCTTAGCGAGAGTAAATGCATTAGCAATTACCACAGTTGGTACAATTACAAGTGGTACATGGAACGGTAGTGCAATTGGAAATGCATATTTAGCAAACTCATCATTTAATATTGGTACAACATCAATATCTTTAGGTAGAGCAAGTGCGTCACAAACCTTAACTGGAGTTTCTATTGATGGTAATGCTGCAACTGTATCAGGAGGTGTTTATACAAGTGGAGATCAAACAATTGCGGGTATTAAAACGTTTAGTAATAGAGTTGTATTCAATTCGGCGGTTGCTAATAGACCACAATTACCGGGTGGTATGTTAGGATTAGATACTGGTGATGGTAACTTTGATATATGGGGTATTTCTAGAGATTATTATCCATCTCACGCAACCTCGGCTAATGCATGGGGATTAAGATGGAATGGAGATAATAACGACTTTGAATTTGTTGGCGGGGGAACCAATCGGGTTGTATTAGACATGGATGGAGGTAATGTAACGGCAACAGGTACAATTAGTGGTTCTACAATATATGGTACATGGAACGGTAGTTCAATTTCAACAACATACACCGCAGCAAAAGTAACGGCAGTTAATCAGGGAACGGGTGTAAGTGTTGATACAACAACAGGTTCAGTAACGGTTTCAATTGGTCAATCAGTTGCAACGTCTGCAAATGTAACATTCGGTTCAATAACAGGTACTGTAACGGCATCTGGGAATGGTGATAGTAATGCGCCATTTAAATTCAGTCAAGATTATAGTGGTTGGATGAGTATCGTTGCGGGTACTGCGGGTAGTGCTAATGGTTGGGGATTATATTGGGCAGGAGAAAACGGTACGTTATATGGAACAAATCAAGCAGGAGCTGCCGGTAACATATGGAGTAATTCAACAAATCCAAACGAATATGTTTTTGTTGGTAATGGTGTATCGGTATTTTCAGTATATGGTAATTCTGGACATTGGTGGTCAAAAGGAAATGGTACCGTTGCGGGAACATTAACTGTTGGTGGTAGTACCGCAAAAACGGTTGCCAACTCATCATACTCAACAACATTTAGTAGTGTATCATCAGTAACAGTTACACATAGTTTAGGAACAAAAGACGTGGCGGTATTTGTTTATGATAGTTCGGATAATATGTTCTGGCCATCATCAATTGTTACAACAAGTACAAGTGTTGTTACAATAACTTTTGCATCTTCTAGGTCAGGAAGGGTTGTAGTTGTAAGATAAAATCCTTATATTATAGAATATGTTAAGAGAGAATGTAGTAGTAAGTGGTTCATTAACAACCGGAGGTTTAACAGGACAATTAATTGTTCCAGCTGGTGCTAGAAGTTCAAGACCTGCTACACCTGACACAGGTTCGTTATATTTGGAAACATCGTCAAGCGGTAGTGTCATTATGGTTTATAATGGTATCAATAACATTGATGCGGGATGGGAACCAATTGGTTCACAGGATGATTCAAGAATAGCATTCAAATATAGACAAATTATTACAACATCATATACTGCGGGTGGATATAAAGATGCTTCACCGTGGAAATCTGTTGAAAGAACAAATAATTCAACCGACCAAACAAATTATATTGGTGATTTGATGGACTATCCATCATCATATTCTTCAGGTGGATGTAGCGCTAGTAAGTTATTCATGTGGTCCGTTAATACAGATAATCTATGGAAATCAGCAACTACTGTTCACGGAACATATACCACGGGAATTGATATGGTTAATGAAACAGCATACACTCACCAATCAAAATGGGATTTAGTAAATGCAAGAGACCAAATGGGTACATTATTCCAAGAAACATTATTTGCATGGATATTTGGTGGTTCCGTTGCCGCGGTTGAGAAGTTTAATTTTGTTAATGAGACAATGTACCTCAATTTATATAATGCATATACAAGTACCAATGCCATGAACTCATCAATAACAAGTTCATTGGGTTGTGCGGGATTTTCTGATGAAAATTATGGTTATGGATATGGTTCAGAAAGTGGTATGAAATTATTTTTTGCAACCGATTCAATGAACCTTAAACAACAATGGGGTGCTAGTGGTCAACAAAAAGGAATCAGTTCTAAAGTGGGTAAAGGTTACGCTGGAAATGAGGGAACATATAATGGTGGATATAATTTAAGGAGATGGGATTATGCTACGGAAACAAATTTAGGTAACGTTGCAAAACCGTATCCAAATTGTGGTGAAGAAAACTTTACAATGGGACAAGACCACCAATATATGATTGGTAATTACGATGGGTTACAAAATAATGAGAGTTGGAAATTTTACTATGCCACAGATAGTGGATCATCGAATGTTGCTGGTTTAAAACCAACAACTCACGGTGGTATGTCATCGGGGCATTGTGGTTGGAGAGCATAAAATTTAATATTTATAAGATATGATATACGAGAATATGGAAGTTAGTGGTTCTTTAAGGGCAGCACAAATTATTGCTGGTCCAAAGAACACAAGAGCAAATAGACCAACAAGTCCGGCAATTGGGTCACTATTTTTAGAGACGGCATCAAGTGGTAGTTACATGATGGTATATACCGCAATTTCAAATAATGATGATGGATGGGAACGAATTTCGTCACAACAATCTGCAAATACCTCATTTAAATATCGTCAAATAATAGCATATAGTTATTTGGCTGGAGGTTATAAAGATTCATCACCATGGAAAAGCGTTCACAGAACAATTAATGCTACAGACCAAACAACACATTTAGGTTCGTTACTTGATTATCCTGTGAGTTACACCAAAGGAGCGTGTAGTAAAACCATATTATTCGTATTTTCAACTAATACAAACAACGTATTTAATGGTCCTTCGGAGGTTTTAAGTACACACACATCTGCAATTAATATGTCAAATGAAACACAATATGCAAATCAGACTAAATTTAATTTATTTAGTGCTAGATCCGACCTTGCTGTTATGTGGAAAGAAACGGAATTTGCTTGGATAGTTGCGGGTGGTCAAACAAGTGTTGAGAAGTTTAACTTATCTAGTGAAGTTAATATAACTGGTTATAACTTATCATCGTTTACCTCTAGTGAAGGTGCCTCAGCATTCTCAGATGAAAATAATGCATATGCCTACAATTCAGGTAATGGTGTTAAGTTCTCATTTGCAACAGAAACATTTACAAATGGATCAGTGTGGGGAGCACATGGACAACAAAAAGGTATTAGTTCTAAAGTAGGTAAAGGATATGCAGGTAATGAGGGTTCATATAATGGAGGTTACAACTTACGGAGATGGACCACATCCAACGATACTAATATTGGAACCGTAGCTAAACCACATGCAAACTGCGGGGAAGAGAACTTTACAATGGGACAAGATTGGCAATACATGTTAGGTAACTACGATGGTACCGGACAAAATAACACTAGTTGGAAATTTTATTATTCCACCGATAGTGGAACCGTAAACCCATCTGGATTAGCTCCTGGTGTAAATCCTGGAACCTCATCAGGAACTTGTGGTTGGAAAGCATAGTTGACAATATCGAAAATTTTATTTATATTTAAATAAATTAAAAACATTATGGAACAAAAATTTGAATACAAAAGACCTTTAGACACATTAAATGAAGTTGATAGGAAATTATTAGACATTGCGGAGGATATTAGTTTTTCATTACCAAAATTTAAAGCGGATAACTTTGTTGGAGGTGCTCAAATTACTCCATATGCAAAATTAAAACAATGGTTAATTGAATTGCGTCAAAGAGAAGATATTGTTGAACATTTGGAGTATCTTTTAAGAAAAAAAGAAATTGATATTGAGTTAGAACACGAAAAAATAGAATTTGTAATTGAACCATTAAGAAAAGAATTGGTGGAGTTATCAATTAAAGATATGCACATTGATTTAAGAAAATATCAAAGAAATTTAAAAGACGCATATAAAGAGAGACAAGTTTTTATAGATTTGATTAAGGAGTTTATCGAAAGTGACGATGCAAAATTACCAAACGGAATGTCGTTAATGGATGTATTTGGTAATCAACAACTTGAGGATAAATTTGAAAAGGAATATTGGAGTGTTCGTATGGCCAAACAAGCTATGTTGGATATGATTTCATACGGTAGAGTTGGTACAGGTAATTTAGACTCAATTTTAATGATGTCACCTGAACAACAAAAAGAAGTTATGGCATTGGCATCATCATATACGGTTACAATGGATAGAAACATCACAACATTAATGGGATTAGCGGCAACAAATCAAGATATGATTGATACAAACCTAAAAGACCAATTCAAAATTGGTACAACTAATCATAATATAAACGAAAAATTATTATAATGTTACACATACTTTACAAATCGGGAATTGAAGTACCTGGATATGTCATTAGACTTTCTAACTATATGAATTATTACGTAGGAAGAATACCTGACGAATATAACGATAATAGAGTTGAATTGAGGAGGATGAATGCAATTGTTATTCCTGAGGATATTGCGCCAGGATTTAAATTTGCGGACATATATAAAGAGTATCTTTCAATTAGAACGGTATCTAATATTATAGATGAGTTTCCACAATTTGCAAATTCAGGAGAATTAGAAACGGAAAAAGTAAAATATTTTTTAACAAATGAAGATAGAGAGTTAGCGGTTAAATTTAACAAATTTGTAATGTTAAAAGTTATTGCGGATAGGTTTTCAGAAAAGATGAAAAATCTTTTGGTTGAGGCGTCAGATTTAGAAGTTGCAACTTGGGAAGAACAAAAAAGAGAGGCGTTACTTTACCAATCTGATAATACCGCAAATACACCGTTGATTGATATATTGGCAACAGGTAGGGGAATTACAAAAGGAGAATTAGTTACTAAAATATTAAACAACGTTGAAACATATAAAACTAAATTAGCTAATTTACTTGTTGAACAGCAATTGATGGAATCAAGAGTTAAATCATGTCAAACCATTGCGGATTGTCATAGACTAAGACATGAAAAATTTGGCATGAGTATGAGTTACCAACAACAATTAGATGAGAATATTGAAAACTCACCACTTACGTTAACTATGGATTTCTAATATGATTGAAAATTATTTAGAAACATATGAATATGGTATCATAACCTCAGACTTCATAGATTCTACAACAACTAATTCCCTTTCTGATAAAATATTGGAAAGGGAATCTTACATTAAGGGACTTAGTGATGGAACAAAGTTACATATGAACATTGTAAACCATAGTAATATAACGAACTATCATACATATTATAATTTAATTGATTTAGAAATCCCCGAAATCAATATTTTAATATCTAAGATTAAAGAATTGATTTTCAACTCATTAGGGTGGGAAAATTTTTATATTAAAATGTGGGCAAACATTTTTAGACAAGGAGATTATCTTGGATTACATAAACACATGGACAACATGAGTAATAAGAAATTTCCTTATGCACTTAGTGGACATTGCTTTCTTTATTCATCAGAAAAAACACACACAACATATTTGTTTAAACGAAAAAAAATTGGTATATTTGATAGTAGTATCAATGTAGTCGACCTTCCAAACATTCCTGGAGAAGTTTCAATATTTTCATCATATATTGAACATGAATTTAAACAATGGAATGGTGATCTAAGAGTGGGAATTGCATTTGATATTAATAACGAACCTGACGCCAATTTAAATTGGCTCAAGACTAGACAATTTAGATACGTTTAAATGAATTTTGTAATTAACGGTACATGTGCTAAAGGTTGTTCTTTTTGTTTCACAAAGGAAGAAGCAAGAGTACAACACACTTTAGGTGAGATGACCTTATCTAAAATAGATGAGTTAATCGAACATTACCAACTTCACAATAGTAAAGAAGAAATTACAATACTTGGTGGTGAACCAACACAACATTCGAACTTCACTGGAATCGTTGAACATATTATCTCTAAAGGATTGAAAATCAATCTTGTTAGTAATTTTCTATTTAGTAAAACCACCAGAGATTTTATCATAAAGAACATCAGACACATTCGATGGGTGTTTCCAAATGCCGCTGAGTTAGATGAGAAAAATAGAATGGTTATATTCAAAAAGAATTACACCGAGATTTATAATGCATATCTTAACACTTGGGGTTTTGACAATCACCCAAGATTATATTTGGCTATCACAATGTCAAGTAATTGGAAAGAGAAGAACTTCTATGAATATGTAAAATGGTTATACCATCAATTGGACGGTAAGATTAATGCAATAAGAGTAGGTTTAGATTTAACTAACACATATCTTGTTAACAACAAAGAAATGGGTTCAGAAATTACTAAGATACTTAAATTTGGTAAGTATAATGATATTAGAATCACATCCGATTGTCAAGTACCACCATGTTTATGGGAAGGTAAATCAAAAGAATCTGTAATGGAAAATTCATTAGGATTTGCCACATTTAAAATACCTGAGTATAAAACAATATGTGGTTTTATGCCATTAGATGTTTTCCCCGACGGTAGTTCAATACATTGTTATCCATTAGAGGATAAAGTTAAAATTGATAATGTGTTGAATATAACCGGAGAAAGTAATATATTATCACTAAGAGAAGAGTTCGATAAATTATACACAGAAAATCATAAAAATTATACACTACCAAAAGACTGTTTAGATTGTCATTTCTATGACACATTATGTAACGGGATTTGTGGCGGATGTTTAGAAGGAAACCAACATGAGTAAAAAAATATTTTCAATACCATTAAATCCAATGTTGTCAGAAGAAGATTTCGTTGGTACATTCGTTCCGTTTTTACAAGAACATAAAGATTGGATATACGATGTTTATTTCACGTGTAGAATTCCACCATTTTTTCAAGATGCGATGGGTTCTGTATTTAGACCAGAAGATAGAAATGTCGTAATAGAAAACGCACTTCAAATACAAGATGTACTTGGTATTAAAGTTAGCGCAACATTTAATAATATAAATGTGTCACCTAATTTCAATAACTACCAAATGTTTATTGATAACCTTAAACCATTATATGAAAAGGGATTAAGATGTATAACCATACCACATGCACATTGGGTTGCTATGGGTCTTAAGAAACACTTTCCAGATATGGAAATTAAGAATACTATTCTTAGGAAGGTGGCAACAGCACAAGATTTCTGGTACAATGCCGAACAAGGATTTGATTACATTAACATCGATAGAATTTTAATGAGAGATGTTGAAGAATTAAAAAACATTAGAAGAGCTCAAATGCAATTCCAACAAAAACACGGAAGATATGTGAACATTGCATTATTAACAAATGAAGGTTGTTTAGGTAGATGTCCAATGATGGATGAACACTATTCATATAATAACTTAAAGACCGATAATGAATTACCATATTTCAGACATGAGATATCAAAAGTAACTTGTGAATATAAATGGGAAAAAGAAATCAATGCGTTCTTCTTTAAAGCGGCAACCATACCACCATTTAAGAAAGACTATGATGAATTTCTAAATTACGTTGACGTATTCAAAATGCATGGTCGAGATAGTTTCAATAAATTAGATGATACTATGGGAGTAATTAGAGCATATGCTAAAGGAAATGAAATATTAGGACCAACATCTGAAATATATTTGGACGGAGTACCTTCCGATGAATTAGATGGTTGGAGAAATAAAATTAAGAAATGTAAGTTCCAATGTTGGGATTGTAATTACTGTGACATTGTTGCTGACCATAAAAAAAATAAGTAATGGATTATATTAAACATATTGAAGATTCTATACATTGGGCAGAATTAGAAGTGTCTAAATTAACTTTAGATATTATTGATATTCAAGGAATTACAAGCAACAAAGTAAAATGTTTACTTAACAACATCTGTAATGTCGATGGTGCACATTATTTAGAAATTGGTGTCTTTAGAGGTTCCACATTTTGTTCTGCCATTTATGGTAATAATATCAAATCAACGGGAATTGACAATTGGAGTTCACCATACCTAATGCCAAACGGTGTGAGTCAAAAGATGACATCCTATTTAAGAAATCAATCAAACGACCCTAAGGAAGAATTCCTGTCAAACGTAAAGAAATTTGGTAAGGTCGATAACATTAGTGTTTATCGTGCAAATTACTTGGAATTCGACTACTCAACCATAGAACCGTTAGATATTATATTCTATGACGGTGAAACAAAGTACTATGATCAATACACCGCAATTAAAAAGTTAATTCCACACATGTCAAATAATTGTATATTAATTGTTGATGATTGGAATTGGCAAAAAGAAGGTGCACTTAAAGCATTGGAAGAGAGTGACGTAACTATCACGTATCAAAAAAACATTTATACAAACGGCGAAGACTCCAAAGATTTTTGGAATGGTGTTGGTGTATTTTTAATCGAAAAGTAATTGATAATGTAACATTTTTTGGTTATATTAGTCTTGTTGGGGAGGTGGGTGAGTGGTTTAAACCGACAGCCTCCGAAGCTGCTATTGGACTTTAAAACTTCAATCGAGAGTCCGAATCTCTTCCTCCCCGCAAATAAACTTTTCTTAAACAAAAAACAAAATGAGAAAAACAATTCAAACACTATCGCTAATGTTAGTGTCATTGTTCATTACAACTGCGTCATTTGGACAATACAGTAGTAGTGCAATTCAGAAAGGTTCCGAACAATCCTTAAAAGTTCAAACGGACAGTGTCCCTAATCAATTACAAGAAATCGTTGTTACAGCAAAGAAAGTACCATTGATGACAAAAGTTGGTCCTTATGGTCAACCTCTTTGGACGACAATGAGAATGTTTGCATCCACAAGAGTTTATGTAATGAACCCTCCAGGTACTGCAATGTATGAGAAGTGGTTTGACATTAGACAAAGAAGAAATGGTCCAGCTCAAATCAGAATGAGAGATGAATTTACATTCGGTTTAGGTAAACGACTTCAACTAGACATGTATTCACACACAGTTTATGATGGTTACAATGGTGACAAAGAATTTAAATGGAGAGGATTCTCTTGGGAATTCCGTTACGCATTGGCTGATTGGGGTAAACTGTGGGGTAACCCAACATTATATTGGGAAACCAAAATGTTAGATGGTCGTTGGGGTATCGAACCTAAATTATTATTAGGTGATAGAATTGGTGAAAGAGGTATTTGGGGATTCAACGCAATTTATGAAGCTAACTTAGCAAGAACAAAAGAACTTCGTGAAGATGAATATGCTTACACCGCATCTTACGCTAACATCATCAATAATGATTTAACTTTAGGTGTGTCACATATGTTTAGATACAACGATTTTGATGGAGGTTCACAAGAATGGTATCTTGGACCGTTACTTCAATATCGATTTAATAACAAGGCGTATTTGAATGTTGAACACATGCCAGGTCTTAATCAAGACGCAAAACAATCAAGAACCACAATTATATTCGCATGGAGATTTTAATCAAAGGACAAGAGTTCCTTGTCTATTTAATATTCATTATGTTCGTAACAGGTATCCTCAAAGAAAGAGGATACCTTATGGACATCTTTAGATTACTGGAACAAAAAGTTAAATCTAAAAAGATGGTAGTATTCTTAGTATCACTATTTGGTGGCATTTTACCAATACCAGGTCGTGTTGCACTATCGGCATCTATGTTGAATAGTATTGCACCTATTGATAATAAGAAACGTAAGAAGTTTGGTATCATTGATTACCTTGCCACACACCATTACTACCTGTGGTCTCCGTTGGAGAAGACAGTTATTATACCAATGGCTGTACTAAGTTTAACTTACGTGCAGTTTATGTCATATATCTGGCCGTTGTTATTAATCTCAGGATTATATATCAGTTATTATATACTATCATTAGATGATGATGAGATTGATATTGAAGTTAAAGATGACCCAATTAATTGGAAGAACATATATCTTGTGGTTATACCATTCTTGGTTACCATCATGATGTGTGTTTTCTTTACTGATTATTATTTTGGATTCTTTACTGGGTTCACACTATGGTTGGTATATCATTCTAAGAGTTGGGGTAAGTTGATGAGCTATGTTAACTGGGAATTGATTTGGATAGTTGCTTTAGTAATCATTCTTGGTAACATAGTTGGATCATATTATTCACAAATTGAATTAATAATCAAACAGTATAGTACACCGTCAAATATTCTTATTGTTTCTGTGTTAGGATTCTTAGCTTCATTCTTGTTAGGCTCATCTGCAAAATATGCAGGTATTGTTAGTTTATTAACAAGTGTGTTTGGTATGCAATACTTCGTTCTATTCTTTACATTAGAATATTCAGCGTATCTAATCTCACCATCACATAAGTGTCTACCTATCGGTCAGAAGTATTTCCACACTGGATTTATGACCTATTTGAAGGCGTTAATTGTATGGATATCTATTATGATTACCTACGCTTTATTGACAATAATTTAATCTTTACATTTTTAAAAATAAGATATATATTATAAAAGATAATTAAAAAATATGGAAAAAATTACATTAAAATTAGGTGACGTTCTACAGTTAGAAAGTGAAATAAACGG